CCACCAGTTGTTCCAGTTCCATCACCTGTACCACCAGACCCAAACGGTGCTGTAAAGGGTGGTCTCTCATTTGGTTTTAGTCCTTGAATACCTTCACAAACATTACCATCAACTTCCAATACGTCAGGAGTTAATGCATTTACCTCATTGATTGTGAGATATCTAGTTTTATCTCTGTTGTAGAGAATAAAAACAGTTCCAGGATTGAGCGCAGCATACTTATTAGCTTCAAGTATGCTTACGTTTTGTACATATCCTCTGTCAGGATCAACATATCCAACGCGGATGTCTTTCTTAGTAGCAGGTCCAAAGATATTAAAAGATGACATGCGTTTCTATACTACATTCTCATATCCGTAATGATATTTATTAATCAATTTCAAGAGCATTACGTGCATCTTCTCTATTTTTTCTTTCTGCTTCAGTCAAAGGTCTATTCGTAATTTCTGTTGTTGATGGATCAACACTGGATATTTGACCTGTTCTACCTATCTCTCTTTCCTCTTCTATTGCAGCAAGGACTTCTGGATCTGTCGCCTTATCTCCAACCTCAAGTCCAGAAGTTTGATTATTTACATCCGCTGTTGCTCTTGTGGGTTCAACATATGGTGTTTGTTCTTCTCCTTCAGCAGGATCCTCCGCTGCTGTCTTATCATCAATAGACTTAGAACTTGGTGCTTGTGAATCTGGTTGCGAATCTCCTGCAGAGCAGAAGGTATAGAAATCTGATTGTGCAATGTTTGGTTTTATCTCACATCCAAAAAGACTTAGTTTGATGTTAGCGAAAGATAGTGCAGAGGTTATGCTTCCACCGATATCTGGAATTAAATTTTTAATATCAGGAAAAGATCCAGTAACTCCTGCAAGAGTATCGTTAATATCCTCCATGTAGGAATTTAAGTTATTTACGATATTGTTATTGGCAGAATCTATGTCTGGTTTTGCTGCCTTTAATACCCTAGCAGTGAGTGACTCTGCAGTACACATGGGCACGTTTGGATTTGTTGTTGCATCAGCAGGGTTTCCATTCTCATCTTGACCCGCTGCTGCTCTGTCTCTAGCCTGTTTTTCAAGTCCAGGAACATCTATTGCATCATTTAATGCAGAAGAAACCAATCCCATGAGACCATCTGTCAATTTTGAATATAAACAACGAATTAGATCAGTGAGGACCTCCTTCATGTCGGCAAACTGATATCTAAAACTAGATGGGAGAGCCGCAACAACTGCATTCATTGCCTTATTCAAAACTTTCATAACATATTCCATGATCTTATCAAAGATCACCTTCATGTATTTCGCAATTTCTTGCGAAAAACTTTGCATCAAATTTTGAATATTTGTGATAGTATTGGTGACAGCATCTGCATAACTTGTGATTGCCTGAAGATATGAATCTAATTTAGTAGTTAGATTCTCAATCGCTGTTTGAATTCCTTTGATTGCTGATGGAACCAACTCCGCAGGATCTGCTTTCATCAGTACAATTTTTTCTTTGCACTTTGCTGAACGTTTTGTATCAGCAGCAGTTGTTTGGTGGACTGCATCAGCATTTTCATTTGCAGCACCAGGAGATCCTGGTTGAGTGACACTCTTGTCCTCATCAGGTGGAACCTCTCTTGCAGTTCCAGATTTAGCAACAGCACCATCTGCATATCCAGATGTTGCTAAAGTTCCAGCAGTAGTATTGGTGACTCTGTTGGTTCCAATTTTTTGATTTAATTTTGTTTGGGAATTATTGCCAAGAACTCCCATGATAACAGGGACTTGTTGATCTTGACCATCAAGGAAAAAACCAAACACCATGTTTCCCTGACGGAGATTTGGTGTTTGACTTGCATTAGTTTGTCCACCACCAGCAGTGATGGGATACATGACATTTGCCCATGGCAATTGATCATCTGGGATTGTCTCTTGTCCCTGATCATGAAGACCAATGATTCTTACTTTGTATCTTCTTCCCCAACCAGGTACGCTATTCTTATCCGCATATTTTCCCGAATTAATATTGTCTCTCCATGTGGAGTCGTCAGCTATCTGACCAACCCACCATGAAAAGTTTGTTCCAAGAAAACCAGGATTAAATAACGTGCTTGCTTCCATCAGTCGTCATAAACCAGACATTCGGGTTCTGAGGGATTCTGATCACAATAAAGTTCTAGGTAAGTAGGATCGTGATGATCTCCTGCTTCAATTTCTTTTTTATGATGTTCTGCGTACTCCTCCAGTTCATGTAGTTCGCCTTCAATGTGACGACGCATCTGTGGGTTGGTTGTGGGATCCTGAAGAATCTCCTTATCCTTTTCGATATGCTTTTCTATGCTTTCCATTTAAGTTTACTGATACTTAGTTTGCTATGCTGGATTTGCTTGGTTTTCCAGTCTTTCCGAATGAATCTCTTGCTAATGATAGTTTAGTAAAAGTGCCCTCGGTTACATGTACGTAGTGTGTAAGCTCTGCTATAATATATAGACCGCTATTTTGCTTACTGGTATTCTCTGCTCTCTCCTCCTCAAGTTGCGGTACATCCAAGTATACCATGTCAGCAGCACTTAGGGAGAAATCTCCTGGAATCGTGACAGTTGCCATGGATGCAAAAAACTGATTAAACCTCATGATAGACTGATTCAAAATATCTTTGTACTCAAAATTTTCTTCCTCCGACTTGTCTATCTGCTGATTTGTATCGCCTGTTGGCAAAGTTCCCTTATCAAGAAGATGATAGGTCGTTCGAGTGAACTCTTTGTTCGCACCTTCATTATTAAATTCATCATTTAGTTTAGGTAATTTCTTACCAGCAAGTTTCAAAGCATCCTCATCAGCTGCTGCATTTGGTGTAATTACCTCATAATATGTGGTAAATGGATCAAACAATATGGTTCTTGTTGAATACGCTCCCATCTTCAATTTGTTTTGCACATTAACATTATTGTCCTTGCTGTACTCCAACGCTTTTAAATCATACCCTTCGGGGACTGCAGGGGTATCATTATAGATGATTGATTTTTTCTGTTCCTGAGAGAACAGACTATCGATAGATTTAAAATGAAATCCTTTTGATGTCTCATAGAAAAAATATCCTGCACTCTTTCCTTTCTTTTGATTCGTTGCAGAGATTGCTTTCCTAGACAACCAGTTGATGATATAAAAAGGTTTCTTATTATTGCCAATATAATTGTAATTGTTCAATGTCTCATCTATATCACTGACATCTTTTATAGTCTTAAGTCCAATACTATTTCCCTCAGTCAATAGTTGCTTTACATGATCTGATATTTTTCCATCATATCTTTTTGTTATCCTTGTTTTTTCATTACGAATAAACTCTGCCGAAACCAGTTCTAACTTAATCTGTGTTTTCCTGGTGTCATCAGCAATAGGAGTGACCTTGTTCACGTACATCACTAACTCTGGTTTATCACCAATAGCTACCTCATTATTATCTTCAAACTTCAATAGAACTTTTTCTTGTCCTACGATTGGAAGTCCCTCTAATATACTCTCTTTGATGCCATCAACATTATTAATACCAGTATCAGTGAAGGTAATCGTAGCTCTGAGAGTATCACTCAATATACTTTCAAAGTATGCGATAGATATCAAACCACCAACTAAATCTACCTGCTTGCTGGGATCTTCATTGGAAGTAATTAATATTGTTCTTGGCAGAGACTGCGTGGACGACCTTAGTGTTACTTGGTTTGACATTTAATATTACCTCTTATCTCTATTTAACTCATTGCATAGAGACCAGCAGTTGCATCAGATCCCCTGCCAACAGGAATTACAATTGGTGCCTCTTGATTTTGTCTCTGTTGTGCCATATCCCCAATAATTTGATTTCTGTTCACAATGACAGTTTGACTACCGCCTTGCTCATATGATGCATAGTTTGCTAAAACTTTCAATGCCTCTTTACCATCCGCTTTATTGAGTGCTCCCAGGAATCCTGGTAATTTGTTTTCAATTGCCATGAAGGAGTCTGAGTCCAAAACAAATTCTGGACCACCTAGGTTTGCAAAGAGTCCCTTACCTATCTTACCACCCTTATCCCTTACCTCAATGTGCATGTGCTCTGGGTGTTTATGTCTTCCAGGACCATCCTTACCTGTTTGATCTGCTATGCCCCAACTGTCGTGGATGAGAAGTTTATTACCCATATTACCATCATTGTAAATTGAATCCAAGACGCTGCGATATCTTGCCTTTGAATCTTCAAGAGTTCCTCTCCAGTCTGTAACATCAATAGCTCTACCTTCGTAGTGTCCACGACCACTGTGAACATCAGAAACACTTCCCTCACCTGGAGTATACGAACCACCAGATGCTGTTGGTGTCTTAGTAAAGTCTGGGTGTTCTGCAACAGAGAATCCTTTACTAATCAAATCCTTACCAATGTTAACGATGTTATTACTCTTCTCAACATCAATCTTACCCATTCTTGACCCACTCTCTGTAGTTGTAGGTTGATCTCCTCCAGTAGCAGCAGGGTCTGTTACTTTAGTTTCTTTAGTTTCTTTTTTGTCTTCACCACCAGTTATCATCTTGACCAGAGATCCAAGATCTGGGAGTTTTGCCCCAGCAGTATCCAACGCAGATTTAAGACCACCAAGTCCCATTCCATTAATAATATTAGTCTCAGTCTCTTGAATTGCAGGAACAAAATCACGGGCAAACATATATGCATCAAGGGCCATTGATCCTGGTGCTAATCCACCAAGGTCCAAACCAGCAGACACGGTTTCTATCAAGGCACCTGTGCTGTCTCCAGATGCCAATCTATCATATGCAAAAAGTAAATTAAATATACCACCAATAACTGGAAGTGCTTTTGCACCAAGTTTTTCAAGGATCTGACCACTACCAGCACCACCAAATTTTTTCAGAACTTTAGTGATATTATCAAACCCAGGTATTTTCTGGAGTGCTTTGTATAATGAGTCTCCAATACTCTTTGCTTTTTCAATTATAGGATCAAGAAATGGTTTGAGTGGATCTAAAATTTTCTGGATAACAAGTTGCTTTGCACTCTCTGCTAACGATCCAAGTTTACTTTGGAACGATTTCATACCAGCATCAAATTTACCCTTCAATCTTTTTGCAACGGCAGTTACTCTATCATATTGCTTTCGTGCAAACTCAGATGCATTTTTGTATTGATCTTGTAAGAAGTTACCCAGTTTACCAAGGTTTCCACCAGACAAATAATTTAATCCACCACCAAGTGCCTTGACACCTTTGGTTGCAAGATCTTTAGCACCTGCACCAAAATCTGCAAAACCTTGACCAATTCTACCAAAGAAACCTTTTGGTTTTGGTGGAGAATCAACTGCTTCAGTTGCTTTCTTTAGAGCATCAGCTCTTGAGAGTTTCGGATTGTCTTTCCGAATTTTATCAAACTCTTGCTTTACCTTATTTCTTTTCTTTACATCTCTATTCTGTCTTTCTGCTCTTGCTAAAGCTTCCTTTCTAGAAAGTTGTGGATTTTTTTTCCTTATCTTATCAAAGTCTTTCTTTATTTGTTTTCTCTTCTTTACATCTCTCCC